AACCTACTCGGGTATGTAAATAAATTTCCATTATTACCCAATGGTATGGGGTGTGTATGGTAAACTATATACTGTTTTAACTCTTCTACAGTAGGACGCACAACTTTATAGTTAAAATTTGTACGAGCAGTAGGTGAATGAAAATTCACATAATTCCGTGTGTTTTTCATTGTAAATGGTATTACACCTACATACTCAGATTGATTTTTTAGTGACTTGTTAAAATAAATATCTTTCAAATTATTGATCAGTTTTCTACTTAATCGGACGGAAAGATAACGATTATTAAGACTGGTTACAGTTCCAAGATTATAAACATTCCTGGGTATATGAAGTTTTTTCGCATTCTTGTATAACCTATTGACCAGGAAATACATATTAATAGACCCACCTCTTTTTGTAGATAATTTCACACTTCTATTTTTAACCTGTCTCTTAACAGTCTCTGCCTTTCTTTTAGTCGTACTATTAGTCGTAGACTTTTTTATAGATATTCTACTCGATGTCATATCTTAACATTACACTATTTTTTTATTTACCCTGTTTCGTAACCTTGAAGTTTGGAGATACCCGTCCTTTTATGTTTTTGGGGTCTATTCTATTCAAATTTTGACCCTTATTAAACAGTTTTTTATGGGCTTGCCAATATTCTGGTGCTCCTACTTTGAAGTTCTTATGTAATCGAGCTTTATACCAGAATACACAATCTTCTATCTTGTTACTCTTACTAGTGTTGTCTAATACAATACATTCGTAATTTTCTGTGCATGCATCCATAACCTTATTAAACATATCAAAGTTTGGGAATATACCGAAAAATGACTTGTACAATTTTTCTCTGTTCTGAATTATATTTTCACGTAAAATAAATACATAATCGACATTAGCCCTAAGTGCTGGTGGTAAGTCCATACAATATTGCATAGTAAGCATAAAGAATATCTTCCAGTGACGCCCATTCATGAAACATTGCCGAATACAAGTATCCCGCATGAATTTACTATCATACATACAATCATCTAGAAGAAGAAAAGCACCGCAATTTGTCTTACCTGCACCCACTAATTTTCGCTGTCGGTCCATCACCCGTTCTATCGCATCACGGTCATAATCCCCATATATAAATAAATCTGGTATATATTGCTGATAATAGTGATTACCTTCTTCTGTTGCTGATAGCACTATACCCGCTGGTAAATGTTTTTTATACCATAATATATCTGTTACCAGTGTTGATTTTCCCGTATTACGTTTCCCTATAAATACACATACTTTATCGTCTGCAATTGTGGCGGGGTTAAATTTTCGTAAACGTAAATCCATCTATAATACTGCCCCGTTTTATTTCATAAAATTTTACTCACGTGTATTAGGAATGGCAGGTCGAGTGCAACTTACTGCCAGGGGTGTCCAGGACCACTGGCTTACTGGCGAACCGCAATTTTCATACTTTGTCACGGTATTTAAACGGCATACTAAATTCTCTACCGAGGCGGTAGAGATTCCCCTGACGGGTGACGCTTCACTAGGCAAAACATTACACTGTAGAATCCCCAATAATATCGGTGACTTATTACGCAGTGTACTTTTAAAAGTAAAATTAGGAAATCTACCCGCTCACGATATAACAGGAACACCTCCCCAGTATCATTTTTACAATCAGCCTATAGCTAAAAATATAATAAAGCATGTTGATTTGATAATAGGTGGACAAACTATAGAACGTTTAACAGGTGATTATATTACCATGTATGACCAATTATATAATAATAAAGATGATGTAAAACAGACAATGTATTTTATGAATGGACATGGCAATCATTTAACAGTTTCAGAATCATATAACACATTTTATGTCAATTTACCGTTCTATTTCTTTAGGTATCCTAGTTTAGCTATACCGATATGTGCTATAACTAGACAATTAGTAGAAATTAAGATATCATTCAAAAAATCTGACGATGATATAACATTTAAATATACGATTGAAGATGGTGGTGACGTGCTTAGACAAAAGACTAATGAAGGTTCAATAATAAACGCCTCACTTATATCAGATTTCTACTTTATATCAAACGATGAAAAAAATTTCTTGAGAACACGTCCCATGGAATACGTGATAACTCAATTACAAAAATCTACCGTAATATTTAAACCAGCTGAAATAATCAAATCTGCTTTATTAAATTTTAAAAACCCTGTAAAGGAATTATTTATATTAGCAAAAGAAGATACAAACCCGATAGATGGGGAATACGATTCATTAATTGATACAGACTCGAATGATCAATCATTTTCTGATATCGTCGTAGGTTCAGGGTCGAGATATAAAAAATCTGATCATAGACGAATAAAAAATGTGAAGTTCATGTGTAATGGTTCTACTGTATTCGATAAGACGGGTATGGAACTCGCATTCCATAACTCTTTTAATTTTCACACTGGATGCCCAGACCCCGCATATGAATTTTACACATACTCATTTTCACTATATCCAGAAAAACATCATCCAACTGGTCAATTAAATATGAGTAGAATTATCCATAAACATATAAATATAGAATTGGACGACATATCTCCTAATCGTAATATTAATGTAGATATATACGCATTAAATTATAATGTATTGAGTGTGAAAAGTGGTTTAGCAGGTTTAAAATTTTAAAAGGTACTATTAGTAATGGCCGGTCGTGTGCAACTTGCTACGTCTGGAAACCAGGATACATTTTTTACAGATAACCCTGAATTCACACATTTTATAAAAAGGTTCAGGAAACATACAAATTTCGCCATGTACGATATAAGGCATGAGTTTAATGGTGAAATTGGATACGGTAACAAGTTAAAATGTACGATACCGTCAGACTCTGGCGATCTAATTAAATCCATAAGATTACATATAAATTTACCATCACTAGAACGAGATGGTACATATTATAAATACATCGAATCTATAGGACATGCTATTATAGAATACGTCGATTTGACAATAGGTGGTCAATTGATTCAAAGAATTCCCCGTGACTGGTTACAAATTTATAGTGAGCAGTACGTTTCACAATCCAAACAAGTAAATTTATCTAAATTAATAGGTAAAAATCCAAACGAAATATCAGGTGATTCTGTGTCGGAGTCTATAGACAATTACCTTGACAATGCAGTTAAACCCAGAACTTATATAATCGACATTCCATTCTATTTTCATAATAATCCAGCATTATATATACCATTACAAGCTCTTAAAACTCAAGAGTGTGAAATAGAAGTTCAATTGAGTCCAGGGAAATTTTGTGTATATAACTATTTAAATGCAATAGACGAAGGTTTCGACGAAACAACAATGAAGATTAATTCGGTTTATCTTCATACCGAGATGGTACTACTTGACAGAATAGAAAGAAATTTTGTTAATTCCCTTCAAAGGGATTATATCATCACACAAGTTCAGCGTAATGTTTTCGGAATTCCTCAATCTTTGGAAGAAGGTGCTACTGTAAACAAATTTAGATTGAATTTTTCAAACCCAATAAAAGAACTGTATTTCGTAATTTCACGTGTGAGTAATGAAGATAAGTTATATAGTTACTTCGATTATGACCATCCTTCACAAATTTACCCCGTGAATGGTAAATATATTAATTACGAAAACTTGGTAAGTTTGGAGATGACATTAGACAAAGAAATCATCCTTGATAACGTAACTGGAAATCTAATAAATCTAAGAGCAGTTCAGAGTGGAATACATCATTCTAGAACACAGCTATTTAGACGTTTTTATTCATACAGTTTTGCATTACAACCAGAAAAATGGTACCCAACGGGTCAGGTGAATTTCAGTAATATCAAAGATCAGCTCATATCACTCAACCTAAATAACAATACGTCAGATATAAGAGAACTTAGAGTTTATGCAATAAATTATAATATATTACGTATCAAAAATGGAACTGGACAACTTCTCTTCCCAAATGGCCCAGTCGGCTATTGATATTGTAACACCTGTATTAGAAAGTGCGTTAGTTTTATCAGGGCACTACGCAAGGGCGTGTGGAAGGGATATAATTCTTGGTAAAGATTTGGAATATTGTATGAAATATTGCGCAATGAATACAGTAGGCGATCGCATCGGCTCCCACTTTCCAGAAATTTACACAGATGAAAATTCTGATGACGATGATGACGATGATGACGATGATGACGATGATGATGACGAATATGATATAGATACTGTTGATGATGAGGATGAATTATTTGAACCGTATTCAGGGGATGATGTGAAATTTAATCTTGTCAACGACGCGTATAATGCCTGGGAATCATGGAGACCAACAAATCCGTCAGAGGAAATGATAAAAAATGCTATTGATAGTAATGAAAACATGTCACACTCCAGAGGGATGGAATAGAAATGTATATAAATTGTTTAAGAGTTGTGACTATTCAGAATCGGAATCAGATTCGGATTCAGAATCTGATTCCGAATCCGAAAATGACAAAAAAAACAACTGTGTCAAGGGTTATAAACATGAAAAATACAGAAAAATTTTACTCGAGGAAGATTTATTACCAGAATAAAAAATCTGTATATAATATAAAAATGTCTGCAGAAGCTGCTACCGATACCCTCATGGCCATATCCCGTGAACTTGAGACACAATCCCTGAACGCGGTGGTTGCTGGTTTCTCCTTCGCTGCCGCTCTTTCCTGGATGGATCTCGTTCGTTGGAGTATTCATCAGGTTGTCCGTGTACAGAAGAATGGTGGTCTCAATTACGCTCTTACCGCACTTTTCACAACATTACTATCTGTTGTTGTTTACATGGTCATTTCTCGTTTATCTAAACGTGTCAAAAAGCCTGGTTCCCCTGTTTATGCAGTTACCCGTTAATTCGTGTGGGTTTAGTGAGTATGATAAAAAACATTCCAGTAACTATTATAAAAAATATATAAATAAACGCATTCCACTTATTCAGATTCTCATTATCGGGTATGTGAATAGGTTTCGGAAGTGAAAAATCCTTTTTTATAGTTGGTATAGTTTTAAGCTTATCAGTTGTACATGTTATATTCAATTTTAATATATGATTCGCATTTCTAAAGTCATACGGAATTAAGCGATTATTACTACTGTAGTAAAACTGTATACGTAATTTACTTATATTCTGTGAACCTGTATCGAAATTATGTTCGACTATGTCATCTTGACCAGAATGATTAATTA